TCCATCTTCGGTCGGACAAGATCGTTTGGTATCCATCTTCGTAAATCAAGGTAGTCATTGGTTTCTCAGATCGTTTGGTATCCATCTTCAGGCCGTGAGAGTTGGTAGCCATCTTCAGGAGGATCGGGTTGGTATCCATCTTCACAGCAACTAGCCTATTGGTATCCTCTAAACTGGTACACTGACCTTCTCCATTGGTATCTGTTGGTATCCATCTCGTACATATAACCCCCCGTTGGTATCCATCTTCAGGCTGCTGAGCAGGTGGGTATCCATCTTTGAGAAGTTCCTGAATCAAACGGGAATTGTTGGTCTCCTTCCCCTAAGTACTACAAAGGTTCAAATCCTTTGGATACCATCCGAAGATTTGCTCCTGCGTCTAAAAAAGTTTAAAATAGAATTAAGTTAAAGGTAATAGGTGGAAACCCACAACTGAATCCTAGACTCTTTTAGATCTACTGAGCATGGGTTCCTGGGCTATCAAGTCTTACTGCACTCAATATATCTCCACAGGCTAACCGGGCTTACCCAGCCCTTTGTCTGGGGATTTCTCCCCGGATACTGCTAATCTCAAGATATTAATTGCTCCAACTACATCTGCATTTTCCTTGTAATCACATTCAACACAAGTGAAATTAGACTGCGTCTTTCGATTATCTTTTGACACATGGTTACACGATGGACAAGTCTGACTGGTATATTGTGGCGGAACCGTCATAAAAATTCCACCGTTCCATTCTGTTTTGTATTCGAGTTGTCTTTTGAATTCTCCCCAGCCCTGGTCAAGGATAGCCTTGTTCAAACCCGACTTAGCCTTAACATTTCTTCCCGGTTTTTCAACGGTTCCTTTAGCAGAGGCCGACATATTCACAACTTTAAGATCTTCCATTGCGACCAGTCCATACTTTGTTGTTATGTCTGTTGAAATCTTGTGGTTAAAATCCTTACGATGATTTGCTATTGATTCATGGAGACTGGTTATTTTCGCCTTGGCCTTTTTCCAGTTGCTGCTGAATTTCTTTTTCCGACTCATGGCTCGCTGTAACTTAGCCATTTCTTTTTGTTTAACCCTAAAACTATTTAATGGTTTATAGAATTCCCCATTAGACAAGGTAGCAAACCTTGAAATTCCACGATCAATTCCTACCTGGCTTGGCAATGATTCTGGAGGTGTATATTCAATCTCTGTTTGAACTGATATGTACCAGTGTTTGCTTTTCTTAATGACCGTTATGTTTTTTGCTTTGCCAATAATCTCCTGGGATTTTCTATATCGCATCCATCCTGATTGTTTATTCTTGGAAGCACACCTAAGCCCTGACCACAAGGGTAGTTTAATTCTCTTGTTTCCCTGTTCAATTTTGAAGTGACAAGAAAGTGGAAACCTGATTTGAAAAGTATTAGATTTCTTTTTAAATTTAGGAAATCCCCTTTTTAATTTAAAGAAATTCTTGTAAGCTTTATCTAAATCTCTCAGGGATTCTGCTATTACTGGTCGTGGGTATCCAACCAGCCAGGAAATTTCCTTCTTCCATTCTGTTAACCAGTAAGAGGTCGTGAAAAAACTGGTAGATTTCTCTTCCTCTTTGTAGACACGAATCCTTTCAGCTAAAGCCTTGTTGTAAACAAAACGGCAAGCACCTGCTATCCTGGCAAACTGTCTCTGCTGTTCACCATTAGGACTGAATCTAAATTGAAATCCCTTACGCTTAATTTTAGTTTCCATTTATAGCTGTACTCTTACAATTGGTATCCATCTTCATCAGACTTAAACACCTTAACTAGGAATGACAAGGTAGATTGGTATCCATCTTCATCGAACGAGAGGCAAACGAATTTGGTATCCATCTTCACAAAATAATTTAAAGTAAAATTGTATATGTGTCAACAAGTTTTTGTCTATCGATTCCAGTTGATAGACAGTTGGAATGAAATCCTTCCAAGATTTATAGAGAATCCAGTAATGTTTTTTACTTCAGGCTGACTTGTCTTTTTGATAAAATTCTGAAGTTCATTCTCATCAAACATTCTCTTGCCACCAATCTTGTAAGACTTAACCTTCTTAGATCTAATGAGTTCAAAGACAGTCCGTGGTGAAATGTTAAGTCTTCCTGCCACGTCCTTAACTCCTAAAAGATTCCCTGCAAATTTAGCTACTGGTATCAGTGCTTTTAAAAATCCAATAAATCCAATCATTGTTTTCTCCTAAATGTTGAGACAGTAACTTCGGTTCGATATTTGTATGATTCATCAGGTTTGATTTTAATTCTTCGTATTCTAAGCTCATCAATTTGTCGGTCATTCTTTATCTTGCCTGACAACTGAAGGCTATCCAGGATAGTGGTAGACATATTATCAAGATCAGCTTTACCGCTGTAGTTTATTTCGCACCACAATTTTCCAGTGAGTTCTTGGAGCTTTGTTCGACCGTAGATACAATTTGCTTTGATAGATTCTATTGCAGCTCCGCTTACATACATAGGTAGAAGGCTTCCACTCACACGATATATTACTGCCTGACGAGATTCATGGGCTACCATCTTGGCACACTCTTTTTGTTCTCTGGTTGGCCCGATAAAAGGCGTTCCTGTTCGGGTGTTCCTTTTAATGTGTAAGTTATTTTTCTTAGGTATTACCCGGTCATAGTAGTAAAACCTAAACCATTCTATTATGTTTATGTTTTCTTTCACTGTCCATCCATTGGCTGTATATTTTACTTGAACATTCCATGCCACAAGCCATTCTAATATCAGGTGACATACTTGAGACACGCCTGTCTGACCAGGGGAAGGATTGGAAATGACCTTCCCCCAGTTTGATGAGATACCAGTGGTTGGAACTGTCCCTGGCATTTGAGCAATCGTTTCCATCACAGACATACACTTTCGTAATAGGCATTAGAAGGGGATTGTCTCCTCTTCATGCTCTACCAATTCCTGCTTACTGGTTTCCTTCGATGGAGTTTTAGCAGGTTCAGGAAGTTCAAAGCTTACAGGCTCAATACTGCTGGGGAAATCTGAGGTAAGCCCTGATTTTCTTTCGGCTTCAGGAACATTAACTGATTGGAGTTCAGCTAAACTAACAGCCTTCTGGAAGTTGTCTTCAAAACCCATACCAATTGGAAGGTGCTTGCACAATGAAATGATAACGGTCTTATATGCCATCTGTTCAAAGTGATCTCTCCAGATTTTTGAGTTGGGAGCGAATTTCTTGCGGTGATTTTCAAGTCTTGTTCGATTCCACACTTCAAAGATCTGTGATCCATCCGTCATACGGGCAATGGCATAAACAAATCTCAACTGTCCTGCATCCCCATCTTCCATATCCTGCCAGGGAATATGCAAAATGTCAGGACTGGAACCAAGCTGGTACTTAAACTGGTCTTTCTCCATGACTGATGTAGGCTGGATCGACCTGACCTGACCTGAATTAATGGCTAGTGTTCGCAGTCCACGCCAGCCTATCAACAGGGTTACCTGGTTTCCACGAGGAATGAGGTGGGCTTCAGACTGATTGCCAGAACTAATCGTCAGTCCTAGCTGAACCGCTGTCAGGCAACTCTTCATAACAGAAATAGGATTACTTGAAGCAATCCTTCTAAGCTGGTCGCTGTTGTTGATGGCTCCCAGAATAGAGCGGATAACAAAGGAAGGGGTTAACCCTGCACTTACCATCTTAGGTGGGATGGAAGCTTTAATATGGCTTTCATTCTTCGAGAGAAGATCAACAAAGCCAGTCTTCTTTTGAATTCTAGTACTCATAATTCTCCTTTCTTATATTTCCTCTGAGCTAGTACCCAAAGGTATCAACTGACCTGGAGAATATCCGGGCCAGAACTTGTCCTCTAAACAAGATCGATAGACTTCTAAAGCCTCTTCAACAAACACATTGGAAGTTTCTATTTGCACATCCCTGACTCTGAAAGTTTGGTGGACATAGGGTCGTTCCTTTTCCACTGCTATGATTATAAAATTCTCGAATTTGTAACCAAACTTTTTGAATGCCTGGTTTGCAACGCTAAGGTAGTGGGCTGCCTGTTTGTCGTAGTGGTATTTTTTTACAGTCCAGGGAAAGTCCTTACCGCTTGCCGAACGTGTCGTTTTAAAATCGATCAGCGTGTTGAGTTCCCCATTTTTTACTGGGATGTTACCCTTGCAGTTTAAACTTAACATTCCATCGAACCTAGCCTTCATCTTTAGAGGCTCCCCGTTCACCTTGTAGTAGGGATGGTCGGCTACGACTGAGACTTCCCTGTGTTCTGGTGGGATGGATTGCATAAGCCCAGTCACCAGACTGTCCCGTTCCAATGTTTCTACCATACCGTCAATCATTCTCATAGCGGAAGGTGGAAGGATCTTTTTTTCTGAAGGGTAGTCACGGCCAACAAAAATATTCCAGTGGTTTGAACAGTACTGCTTCCCCTCAGCATTGATTCCGACTCCTAGTTTTGAACAGGATATAGAACCGTCAGCTCGTCTTTTTTGCAGTGTCCCATTACATTCCTGGGCTACCTCGAAATGTTTTGAAAATTCTTCTGGTTCGCACATCTTCACATGGAAAGCTTCACCCTGCAACATGGAGGTTTCCTGTTCGGGTGGATAGAGAAAATGTTCTCTTAAATGGGCAGGGCTTTTACCTTCGTGGAGAATTCTTAGTAGGCTGTGGTTGACGGCTGGAAACTTTCTATAAGCTTGCTGGCTTAAAGATTTAAAAATCCCAGCTTCTATTTTACCGTTGAAAATTTCTTCGTGTTGACCCATAATAATGATAGCGGTTGGTTACCGCTATTGAATCTCCTTTCTAAATCCCCAGCTATGAAAATGGTTGGGGATTTTATTTTGTCTGATCTCCTAGCCTTTTAAAGCTCCAGCTGATGTTGGTATCCATCTTCGTAGGGAAATGCTGAGGCTCTTGGTATCCATCTTCGTGAACAAAACTATAACAGAATTTTTCTGGCAAGTCTATGCTATTCTGGGACAAAGCTGGATACTGTCGGATTAAATTGCAGGTCAACTGATCCTATACGGCCCCAGTCTGCATACCTTACTTTTTGGATGTGCATCGTAGTCCTGGATGTCATGTCTGACTGGTATTCACGGTGGATTACAAGCCCTATATCACACTTAGAGCGGTAGGTATGGCTGTTGGCAGCATCATTCAATTGAACAAGACGGGTTCTGCCTGACTCGTTAGGGTAGATCTTCACAGGGTGAGCGCATAGGGCCACCATGCAGTCGTGATCCCTGCTGAATTTTCGTACAAGGCTTAGTTGCATTGACACCCAGTCGCTGGTTGAAATTCCTTTTGGAATCCCCACATCTAGTTCATTCATTGGATCGAGCGTTACACCATGAAGCTTCTCGCCTCTCTTGGCTATCTTCTCTGCATAATATTCCCATTGAGAAATAATGGTACGGATGTTTCTTGAATTTTCATCAAGATTAAGAAAAGAAATCCTCTTATCTATTTGATCCAGCACTTGATTTTGTTCATCTTCATCCTGTTGGAAGCCGGGTTTAGTACCATGCCACAAGCCTTGAAGTGTTCCATAAACCAGCCGTTCATTGGGCAGGTCTTCAAACTGGCAAAGCAACCAGTTTTGTTTTAGGGTCTTAGAAAAGTGTACGACCTGCTGTAACAGGAAGGTAGATTTGCCATGACCAGGCTGACCGATTAATAGAATGATTCCAGGGGCAAACCTGATGAGCTTATTCAGGCCACTATGGAATCCAGGAAAGCCCGTGAATTTACCCCGTTCTTTACGGGCTAGTATCTTAGGCAGTAATTGATTGACGGTTTCGATTTGGCTAGAAAAATCAACGTCAGAATAAACAGGTTCATTCGTTGCTTCCCCCAGCTTAAGCTGATTGAAGATTGCTTCGACAAGTTCTTTAGTTTTTTGGTCATTGTTTTGCATTGGTTGTTGAATCTCCTTTTCTCTAGGTCATTGAAACACTGGAAAAAATTAGCATAGTCTTTTGCCAGGTGGTAGTCCTGCTCTTTTTCCCACAGCAAATCGAAAATATTATCATGTTTTTTTGCCAAGTCCATGTCCGATTTTTCCCTGGCTTGTTCCCACTCAAAGAAATTTCTGGCATGGACAAGCTTTAACTTTTGGATGCTTGCTTCCAAGTGTGGAATGCAAAGCTTTAACAGCGGTTCAAATTCCGTGGCAGACAAGGGGTAGTCCATTGGTTCCTTTCTCCTCTAAAACATCAAGATACCTTTCACCTCTAATCCATGTAGAAAAATTAGGTGCGAAACCAGTCTGGTATTGCTTGGTTTTCTTCTGGATTTTAATGGCGTGGAGCATTGGCTTGAAGAGGGAAGGATTGAAGACTTGTTTGAATGCTTTAAGGGCTTCCTTTCTTGCCACTTTCTTTGGGTATTCCATCCAGAGAATTTCAAATTCTTTGAGGTGTTGGACAGGTTCTTGGACACTAACAATACTAGTATTATTATTATATATAACTTGTTTGTGTCCCGATTTCTGTCCATCCTCAGCAATCTCATCCTGATAAGTCGCCCATTTTCTTACAGTTACCAGTGAGTAACCCTTGTCCTTAAAGCTGTCCATTAAAATAAGCTGCAAGGACAACAGTTTGGACACCTGATTCCTGACACTTGAGGGAGCCATTTGAAGTTCCTGGCTTGCAGAATTTCTCCCATACAAAAACTGTCCAGGCTTTAACTTAATGTTCAGATTTGGGATGGATTTTTGAGCGTGGTTACTCTTCAGTAAAACCCATATCCAAACCTTTAAAGTGTTGGCATTACTGAAGACCTCAGAATCCAGAAGCTTGCGGTGTAGCTTGATGTGGCCCTTACTCATATAACACCAGCTGCTTTAAGCTTCTTGAGTTCAAGAAATGCTTCGTTTCTTTTTCGTCTGTAATACTTGTTACTGCAATTTCTGGATGTATTACAAAATTTCTGGATGTCCTGGTTATACTTGTGCGGAGTAAAACTTTTTTCACACACGACACATATTTTCTTTTTAATAGTTTCATTCATCTTTAAGCTCCTCGCTAAGATCGTTTGGTAGGGTGTTTAAATTAAGACTTCTAAGCCTGATAAAGTTAGAGGCACAGACTGTACTGCAGAAAGGCAGCAGAGACTCCCGTTGTGACTTGATTCTAAAAATCCGGGAGCCTCTTCGGATCGTTCTTTGGCACGATGAAGACAAGCACTCATCATCATGTGGGTTTTTGAAAGGAATTATTTCCATCATTGGAGTACAATCCAGCCAAAAATAAAGAAAATAATCCCAAGCCAAGTGAAAAATATAATCAACTCGTTAAACATTTTGGTCAACCCAATTGGCCTCTGACTCACTATTTATTTCTGCAATAGCTACCTCTCTGTAATGTGACTGTTCTTCAAGGGAGAGCTTATTTGAGTTGAACAAATCTAGAAGACGTTCCTTTTCCTCAGAACTGATTATGCCCAAAGATTCCAGTGAAAGACATGCATCAGTAAACTCAAAATCATCTTGCCATGCATCACTATTACTCCAGGGACTAGACATCCAGCACCATCCTTTCCTGATT